GTATAAAAAGTCTAAGAAGAAAGCTAAGTACTAATGACTTTGCAGCAATTAACTTCTCGGCTGCGTAAAATCCTAGATAGGAATATACAGTTCCTTGCCGATGATATGAAAAGGGATATCCTTAAAGCTTTTGATCAGCAATTTGGTTATGGGCCACGTGGTGGAAGTAAGAAATGGCCAAAACTAAAGCCTTCAACTATCGCTACTAGAAAGAAGTTTGGATATGGGGCATCCCCACAACTTGTCAGATCAGGTAAATTAAGAAAAGGGATAGATGTTAGATATGATAAGAAGGCAGGTGTTATTAGGACTGGTAATTTTAGCAAAGAAAAAACAGAAGCTCTTTATCCAAATGATAAACCTATTCCTGTTAGAGAGGCATCTAGATATCTAGAAATAAAAAGGCCTCATACAGAACCACCTAAAAAATATTATAAACAAGAAACTATTGAGAGATACTTATACACAGATGAAGTTATACAGCTAATTGAAAAGTATTTGTCGGCTACTATAAAGGAGTAACTATGCCTAAAAAGAAAAAGAAGGATGAATTTTCTGAATTAAGAAAACAATTAACAATTATCGAAGAACTCCTTATTGAAGCTCTGACAGTTGGTTATGACCCTGTAGAACAATTTGTAGAACCAGGCGAAGATCAGTATATTATACCTACAGCCCTACTAGACGAAGTAGAGATTATAACAGGAATTAGACCTAACTTTATGGCTATAACTTAATTGTTGACTCTGTATCATTTTTGTATTTAATTTATCCACGTTAATCATTAGTAAATTAAAAGGATAAACTTATGACAGCAGATACAGGAGTTCAGATGAACCAAGAAGTAACAGGTCAGACAGACCAAACTAGTTCAGCAGCAGTTGAACCTGACTACAAAACCCTCTATAACGAAGAAATAGCAAATTCAAAAAAACTTCGTGCA